CCTGGTCGGCGATCCAGTCAACGAGCCGCGCGGCCTCATGCGGCGCGAGGACGAGGTTGTGCGTGTAGATCGTGCCGTCGGTGTCGGGGTGGTCCTGCTCGATGTGCAGCTGGCCGTCCTCGAGCGAGGCGCGGAACCCGAGGCCGCTCGGGACCTCGAGGGCGACTGGGGCCAGGGTGATGACGGGCGGCGCCACAGCAACGGCAGGGGCCGCCTTCTTGCAGCGGCCTCGATGCTTGGCGGCGCCGCAGCGTGGACAGTTGCTCATTCCGGGGTCCTCGGGGTGGTGGAAATCCAGTCGAACGTCGTCCGGTCGATCGCCGTGGCAGACATAGGGCGCGGCTTCTTGCCGCGCGTGCCGCGGCCGTAGTCGGTGAACTCGCTGTGCCGCAGGCCGAGCTCGGCGCCGAGGCGCAGGCGCTCTTGGCGAATTGCCATCCATGCGGCGTAGACCTGGCGCACGCGCTCGATCTCAACGGCGGTCAGGCGGCTCGGGCGGCCCATCTGTTTGCGGGGTCGTGTCATGGGTTGGTGTCCTTCGCGAATTCGGTGGCGGCGCAGGCTTTGGCTTGGTCTTGCCACGGGAACATGCCGAGGCGGCGCGCGGGCTTCTCGCGAACGTCCCAGGCCTCGTACATGGGGGTCGGCTTGCCGGCCACGGGGATCGTTACGCGAGTGACCGTGAAGCCTTCGGGGATGCTGACCAGCGCGTAGCGTTCGGTGGAGTGGAAGCGCCAGCCGAGGGGCGTGGCGTCGATGATCTCGGGGGGCGGCAAGTCTTCTGCTGGTGTTGCCATCAATGCGCTCCCGTAGTCGCGGCCTGCGCGGCAGCGCGGACCTCGGCGAGAAATGCATCTTCGGCCGGATGGATTCGGCGGGAGTAGGCGGCGCGTGCGGCGGCGATCGCTTGGAGCCCGAGTTGCAGCATGGCGTTGCTGCGCTCGCTGACTGGCACCATGGCGAGCTCGCCGCTGTCGTCCTCGGCCATGAACGCGCCGGCCTTGAGGCAGCCGCAGGCCAGGATCTCGACGGCGGCCGTTACGTCGCGGCCGTCGATGACGGATTGCAGCGTCAGCATGGCGACGACGCGCTCGGAATGTTCCTGCGTGGTGTTCATGGGGCGACCCACGTTTCCGGCCGCAGCGACCAGATGATCCATGCGACGAGCGCCATGAGGGCGACCGTGCCGACGGCGAACCATGTACTTGCTCGGGTCATGCGTGCCTCGCGTAGGCCTCGGGGCGCAGGTAGCGGATGGGCTCCTGCGCGAATTGATCGACGTGGAACTGACGAAAATGCCGATGGAACCAGCCGGCAACGTCGCCCGTCGCGCCGGTGCCGTGGCGCTGCTTGCGGATTGCGATGGACATGGGCGTAGCGTCGCCGCCGATGCCGGCCTCGGTGTTTGATCGGCGAATGAAAATCACGTTGTCGGCCAGTCGCCCAAGGTCGGCGCTGCCGGCGACGTCGTTGATGTCCGGCGCCTGATCGGCCGAGACGAGCTTCCGCGGATGGGCGACAAGGTGGATGTGGGCGCCGGAGAGGCGCGCGGTCGCCGAAAGGGCCGTCGCAAACTGCCGCTGCGCCTCCCAATCCGTGCTGTTCACGTCGAGGCACATGAGGCTGTCGATGATCGCGTGGCGGATTCCTTGCCGCGCCAGTACACGCACCGTCGCGAGGATTTCCTGATACCGCGCGAGCCCGATGACTCCCCACAGTTTCAGCCGCTCGCCGTGCTGGAACAGGAACCAGTCGAGCTCATCGTCCGACGGCATTTCCCGGCCGGCGGCCACCCCGGCGACACGCACCAGCAAATCGCGCGGGTCCTCCTCGAGCGAGGCGAAGAACACGCCGCCGGACTGCAGCAAGTGGCAAGTCAGCTGCCGCAACAGCGTCGTCTTGCCGCTGCCAGGGAAGCCCGACCAGATCGTGAAGCCGCCGGGGAACAGGCGCAGCCGGCGCCCCTCGGGATCGAATGGCGTCGTGCTGTACGCGGCCTGTTTCGCGAGGAACGCCTCGCGCAACTCGCTGACGTTCTGCCCATTCAGATCGAGGATGACGCGCTCGGGATCAACCGCTGCCTCGAGGAACGCTGGGTCGTCCTGCGTGACGAAGATCCCGCGCAGGCTGCCGCGCTTTAGCTGTTCCATGGCTCGCCCCCTGTGTCGCATGCGCCGCAGATGGCGGTAAACCCTCTGGCGCAGCGGCACCACGCGCGCAGCGAAGCCGCCTGAACGTCACGGCGATCCATGAGCCGCTTGACGTGCCCGGCCGTTTCGCAGAGGTCGAAGTCGAGGCGCACGTCGAGCCCGCGCAGCAGTTCCACGGGCATCGGCTCGCCGGACTTGTGCAGAATCGTCAGGCAGCCGACGTCGCTCATGTTCCGCGCCAGTACGGGGCGGTTGGTGACGTAGACCGGGAGCGCGGGTCGCTGGCCGCGGGCGCGGAGTTCTGCGAGATCAGCCCATGTCACCATCGCACGGCCTCCGGGTTCGTGCCGACCTGGCCGCCGGGCCCGAGGATGTACTGGCGCACTCGCTTGCCGGCCACGACGACGATCGGATTCGGGTCGCCGTTCGGCAGCGTCGCGGGGGCGTCAGGCGACTCCGCATGGACGACGGCGAGCAGGCGCGGGTATTGGCCGGCGGCAAAGTGTCCCGAGTTCGGCGCGCAGTTGCGGATGTACTCCTGCGCGGCCTGTCGCCAGTTCGCGAACTTCCAGCCCTTCGCGAGCGCCTTGCCGCGGAATGATTCGATCAGCGCATCGACGTCAACATCGGGCAGCCGCTCGGTGGCGTACTGCCGCAGCTTGTCGTCCCACGCGAGATCATCGGGGTATGGGGTCTTGGTCGGGGTCTTGGTCCGCGCTGGCTTCGTGGGCGGGCTCGCCGCTTGCGGCGATGGCGACGGCGGCTCGGCGCCGCTCGCGAGGGTCCCGGTATGGTCCTTGGTCCCGGTCCTAGGTCCTAGATCCCCCGACGAGGCCTCGCGACTGTCTCGCGAATCCTCGCGAGCCTTCGCGACAGTCTCGGGTGGCTCTGGAAGTCTCGACCTTGATGGCCGGTCAATCTTCTGGTGGCTCAACCAGTTACGAATCGCGAGGTATCGCGAGCCCTCGCGAGCATACTGCGTAAGGCAACCCTCGGCCTCGAGCTCTGCCAACCATGCCTCAATCTCGCTGTACGCGACCTCGTCATAGGGGAACAGCAGCCCTTTGAGCAGTCTCGGGTCCCCTCGCGAGCGTCCGGCGTCATCGCAGACGGTCCACAACAGCACGAACAACAGCCGGGCATCGCGGCTCACGCGCCCCATGCTTTCCGACTGCGGGAACTCAGGTTTGATTGTGCGGATGCGCGCCATTACTGCTCGCCCCCTTTCGTTTGCCCTGGCGCAAGCGCGGGGCTCTTGCTGAACTGGATCGCCGCGTCCGCATACGCCGCGACCCCTTGCCAGTCGTGGCATTGGTCACAGAGCGGCGCGGTGGATTCGGGGGCTGGGTAGCCACACACCACGCACACTTGTCCGCGGCGCCGCGGCATGCCGCTCGCCTTCCGCTGGGACGCCGTCATGTTTCCGCCCCGCTTCCCTTGCGCGAGACAACGCGCAGGACGATGGTTGCCCTATGGATCTCGTCGCTTCCCCACTTGCGCATGACCTCACGAACGATCGCGCTCTTGTCCTGCCCGGTCGCGACCGCTACGGCGTCGAGCACGCGGTTGGTTTCCGCCTCGATCTTCGCGCGAACTTCAATGAGGTCTTCGTCGGCCATGCGCGACTACGCCGCGCGCTGACGCTTGCTGCGAGGTCGGGCCTCATCCTCGATCGGCCCGATCTCGGCGAGCGGGACCTTCCCGCCTGTCTCGCGGTCGATGGCCGCGGCGATCTTCTGGCCGAAGCGCCCGCCGATGCTGATGCGCTTCCTGATGTAGCCGATGGTGGTGCCGCACCGATGAGCAAAGAAGAATTGCTCGAGGGTGGTCATGCTGTTGATGTGGGCCTTGAGCTTGTCCATAGGGCCGAGAGTTTACCCCGAGGACAACGTTGGTCAATACCGGCAGCGCATTTCTTTTTGCCGGAGTCGGCCTACCCTTCCATCATGCAAACAACAGATACCCGGAGACGGAACTTACGGGCCCTGATCGACTCAAGGTTCGGGGGTGTGCAAAGCAAGTTCGGGCTTGCGATCGGCCGCCAGGCCGACTACGTCAGCCGCCTCGTCACGGGCAAGAAAGCCCTCGGCGAGAAGCTGGCGCGCGAGATCGAGGTCACGCTCGGCCTCGAGCGGGGCGACCTCGACCGGCTGAACGGCTACGGAGACTCACTAGAAACCTCGGAAAATTCTTACCTTACGACTGGACGTGTACCTATAATCGCGCTCGAAAATCTGGTCCATTCCGACCACGGACAACTAAGACGAATGAACTCGACAGCTGCGACCGACTACGCACCGCAACCCGCGGGAGTCCCCGATTCCGCCTGCGCCTCGATTGTGCGCGGGCCCGCCATGGAGCCTGAGTTCCGTGACGGGTGGCTGATCTACATAGACGCTTCAACCCCTGCAAAACATGGGGATTTCGTCGTCGCGAGGCCTGCCGGGCGCAAGGTACCAATCCTGCGTCAGCTGGTGATCGACGGCGACGTGACGTACCTGCGCGCGATCAACGACGACTATCCCGAGCGCATGGTCGAGCTCGGCGACGGCCAGATCATCGGCCGCGTCATCTACCAGGCCAAGCAATACTGACGATGCCGCCGGCCCTGACCATCCGCGACATAACGTGGGGGGCAGGGTGGGCCGCCGGGATCGCCGCCGCCCAGGTGATGCTCTGGAACCTGCCGGCCGCGAGGCTCGCGCAGTTCCTCATCCAGTTCTTCCTCGCCGCGGTCGCGCTATGCCTGCCGGGGCTGCTCGCGTGGAACCTGCTGCCGCGGCGCGGCTCGCGCGTGCCGATGCGCTGGCAGCTGGTGGCGCTGCTCCTGGCCGCCTCGATCCTCGCCGTTCAACCTTGGAACAGCCCGGCTGTCGGCTGTCCAGAATGTTGACTCAAAGGTATTGACCTAACGGCCAATCGGCATTACCTTGGGCGCTCCTTCCACAGGACGGAGCCCCAAGATGACCTCAGTATCTTCCGACATCGACACGGCCCGGCTCGCCGCCGAACGGCTGTTCGCTAAATTCGCTGGCGCTGACCCGGTAAAGCTCGCCGAGATCGCATGGATGCATGGCCGTAGGCACGGCCTTGATGAAGCCATGGAGATCATCAAGGCGCCCGTCGCCAAGCCGGTCTACGACAACACGGCAACCTGCCAGCGTTGCGGCCGGGATGTCCCGCTCGCGTCGTCCGTGCCGGTGTCGTCGGCCGCGCTGCTGAACTTCCGCTGCCTCAACTGCTGCAGCGAGGAGCGCACGTCATGAGTTGGGCCACGGGACTGATGCTCGCCTGCCTCTGGCTGGTAGCCGTGTATCTCATCCTCGAGTTCCTGTCGTTCGCCAAGCGCGGCGACAGCGACTACGGCGATTTCACCGAGCATCAATGGAAAGACCTGCGTCGGCAGGACGCCCGCCGCCGCATGGAAGAACGCGGCCGCAAGACGCAGGCCGGGATCCAGTCGTGAGCAGCAACACCATCGACGCGACGCCGTTCTTCGAGGCTCGCGCAGCCCGCCGTCGCCAGCCCGCGGCCCCGACCTTCCACGTCCTGATGCTGCGCGACATGAGCGTAGGCGAGCTCGTCAACGCGCTGCGCGGCACCGGACTCACGATTTCGACGCAGCACGGACAGACCGTGCTGCACCGCCAGCCCACCAATGAGGGGAACACATGAACGCAGTAGTAGAGGCGCGGCCCATGCAGCCCGCCATCGTGCAGGACCGCCCTGCGGTTACGCCCATGCAGATGCTACAGGTCGCGCTCGACCAGGGCGCCGACCTCGCCAAGCTCGAGCAGCTGATGGCGCTGCAGGAACGATGGGAAGCGAACGAGGCGCGCAAGGCCTACGTCGCCGCCATGGCGCAGTTCAAGCGGAACCCGCCGGAAATCCTCAAGCGCAAGCACGTCAACTTCACGACGCAGAAGGGGACGACCGACTACATGCACGCGACCCTCGCGGATGTCTGCGCGGCCGTGATCAAAGGCCTGGCCGACGTTGGCATCAGTCATCGCTGGGACGTCGAACAGCAGAACGACCGCATCACGGTCCATTGCGTCCTGACGCATGAGCAGGGCCACAGCGAGCGCACGACGCTCACGGGATCCGCCGATCAGTCCGGCGGCAAGAACGCGATCCAGGCGATCGGCTCGGCGGTTTCCTACCTGCAGCGATACACGCTGCTCGCCGCGACCGGCCTCGCGACCAAGGACATAGACGATGACGGCCGCGGCGCGTCGATCGACGTCATCACCGAAAGCCAGGTCGCCGACCTCCGCGCGCTGCTGGACGAAACCGGCGCAAACATCGATCGCTTTATGAAGTGGGCGAAAGTTACGTCACTCGATCAGATTGCAGCCAAGAACTATAACGCGATCGTTCGCGAAGTTCGCGCGAGGGCACGTTCGTGATAGAGGAATGGCGCCCGATCCGAGGTCATGAAGGAGCCTACGAGGTATCCAGCCTCGGGCGCGTTCGCAGCCTATCGAGAACGCTGCCCTCGGGTCGCAAGTGGCGCGGCCGGGTGCTCTCACCAAAACCCATGAAGAGCGGGCACCTTCATCTTCGGCTTGGTCGCGGCAGTCCGTTCATGCTCGTTCACCGGCTGGTGCTCTCGGCCTTCGCTGGCCCCTGCCCTGAAGGGATGGAGGCGTGCCACTACAACGGAAATCCGGCCGACAATCGGCTATGCAATCTGCGATGGGACACGCGCAAGGCCAACCACGCCGACAAGGTTCGCCATGGCCGGTCTGCTCGCGGCGAACGGAACTTTCTAGCAAAGCTGACCACAAGCGACGTGCAGCGCATTCGCGACATGAACAGAAACGGAGTGTTGGGCAAAGACATCGCCCGTCACTTCCGGGTCACGCCAGCAAACATTTCTTCAATTCTCAAGGGCAAGACATGGAATCACACATTGTAATTACCGAAGGCGTCGAACAAGGAACGGCCGATTGGCAACAGTTGCGATGCGGCTGCCCAACAGCCTCGCGCTTTGCTGACGTGCTCGCCAAAGGGCGCGGCGGCGGTGAGTCCGTCACGCGCAGGAAGTACCTGCTTTCGATTGTTGCCGAGCGACTGACGCAAGAAGTGAGCGAATCCTACTCAAACGCTCACATGGATCGCGGCAAGGCATTGGAGGCCGAAGCCCGCGATCTCTACTCGTTTCGCACGGGGGCCGATGTTCGGCAGGTCGCGTTCATTCGCAACACGCAGATTGGTGCAGGCGCAAGCCCGGACGGGCTGATCGGCGACGACGGGATGCTTGAAATCAAGACTCGCCTGCCAGAGCTGCACCTTGAGTTGCTGCTCACCGGAGGCCTCCCGTCAGAGCACAAGGCTCAAGTTCAAGGGCAGATGATGATTGCCGGCCGGCAGTGGGTGGACTACGTCTCCTATTGGCCGAAGCTGCCGCTCTACGTCATCCGGGTTGAAAGAGACGAGGAATACATTTCACTGCTGCGAGCGAGCGTCAAAGTCTTCAGCGACGAGGTTAATGCGCTGGTCGCTCAGTTCACGGAGGCAGCATGACCACGAACATCGACAAAATCACCGGGGCGCTGGCCGACTTCAATCGCGTCGAGGCCGGACTCGCCGCGTTGACGGAGCAGTACGCCGGCGTCGTCTACGACGTCACCACGACCGAGGGCATCGAGGCCGCGCGCCTCGCTCGCCGGACCATCCGCGAGCCGCGCTACGAGGTCGAGAAGGTCCGCAAGGACGCCAAGGCGCCGCTGCTTGCGCTGGGCCGGCAGATTGACGACGAGGCCAAGCGCATCACGGCCGCGCTGCTCGCGATCGAGACGCCCATCGACCAGCAGATCACCGCCGAGGAAGCCCGCCGCGAGGCCGAGCGCCAGGCGAAGATCCGCGCCGAGCAGCAGCGCGTCGAGAAGATCCGCGCGCGGATTGAGCAGATCCGCGGCATGGCAACGACGGCCGCCGCGTTCTCGACCGACAAGATCAGCCGGCGCATCAGCGAGCTCGCGCAAGTCTCGATTGACGACTCGTTCGCCGAGTTCAAGGACGAGGCCGGCCGCGTCCTCACCGAAACCGCCACGACGCTGCAGGATCTCCATGCGGCCGCGCAGGAGCGTGAGGCTGAGCAGGCGCGGCTCGCCGCTGAGCGGGCCGAGCTTGAGCAGTTGCGGGCCGCCCAGGCGAAGCGCGATGCCGAGGAACGCAGGAAGCTCGACGCTGAGCGGGCCGAACTCGCCCGGCAGCGGGCTGCGGCGGTCGTGACGAGCGCCCCCGGAACAGACAAAACCGACATAACCCCGGTTCCGTCAGTTTCGTCGGTTGCGCCGCTCGCGCGCCCGACCGCGCGCGACATCCTCGACGTCCTCGAGGCGCACTACAAGGCGCCGCGCACCACGATCATCGGCTGGCTGCGCGAGGCCTTCGGTACGGAGCGCGCTGCATGATCGGAGAGGATCGCGCCGAGGCGGCCGTCGAGTACCTGCGTGACACCGCGAAGCAGTACGGGCAGGCCCGCGGCCATGCCCGTTACTGCGAGGAAGGCCTGCGGCGCGTCAAGGCGCTGAACATGCCCGACGAGGGCTCGGTCGCCGATCGCGAGCGGTCTGCCTACGCCTCGGATGCCTACCAGGCGGCCCTCACCGACATGAAGAACGCCATCGCGGAATACGAAACGATCCGCGCGATGCGCGAGGCCGCCGTCTACACCATCGAAGTCTTCCGGTCGGAAAACTCGGCGCGGAAGCAGGGTGTGAACCTGTGACGAAGCTCCGCAAGCTCGCCCGTGGCCGCGACTGCCAGATCCGGCTGCCGGGCGTTTGCAACTTCAACCCCGAGACGACCGTGCTGGCGCACTACCGAATGGCGGGCGTCAGCGGAATGGGCATGAAAGCACCGGACGTCTGCGCGGCCTGGGCCTGCTCAGCCTGCCATTCCTATGTGGACTCGCACCGGGACGACGCAACAGCGCGGTCGTTCCTCGAGGGCGTCATTCGGACCCAGTACGCGTTGGTGAAGGAAGGTGCGCTATGAATTGCCACGCCTGCCGCTGGTCCCGGTATCACGCCGAGACGGGCGGCCTTTGGTGCTTCGCGCTTGAGCAACTGGCGACGGCCAGGTGCCACCACTTTGAATACGAACCCGGAGCCGCAGGATGACCGCCAAACCCGCGATCCCCTTCATGCCGAACAAGGAACTCGGCCCTCTGCATCTGCGGCCTTGGACGCCGAGCGAGCTCGAGCAGGCTCGGCGGATGCTGCGCGCCCAGGAGCAGCTGCGCCACGGGCCGGCGGCGCGGGAGCAGGGGCGAAAATGACCATGATTGACGCCATCATCGAGCAGCAAAACGCCGAGATTGCCCGCCTGACCGCTGAGAACGCGGCGCTGCGCAAGGACGCGGAATACTACAAGTGGCGGCTCACGGACATTATCCCGCTATTTCAAGAGGCTCGCGATGCCTTGACTGCGATCCCATTGGCGTCAGCAAAACTACGCGGCCTTGATCTCACGCTGGCAGATCGAATGGATCGTGCTGGCACCGCGACGCGAGCCGATTTCGACGCAGCAATGGAGCAGGGACATGAGTGACCACGACAACCAGTGCGAAGCGATCCTAATGCCGGTGGATCACAACCGCGCAAGGATGTGCCGTTGCGAGGAACGCTCCCTCCGCTCGCGGCTGGCCGAGGCGGATGATGCCCTTGCCATTGCACGTTTCAACTGCGAGGCACAGGCGCAAGCAAACATTGCACTAGAGAAGCGGCTGGCCGAGGCTGAGCGTGATATGGACCAGTTGATCGGTGAGCGTGACCATGCTCAGGGCATGGCGGACAAACTGGCCGACGCCATCGCCACGCTGCTAGGCGTCGAGATTGGCGAACACAGCAACATGAACTGCCCGTGGGAGCAGGCGCTAGAGGCTTTCGAGGAGAGAGCCGCTTCAACCGTCACGCAGGACGCCGCACCATGAAAATCAACGACGAAGGAACAAGCAACGCGGCGCACTGGCACGAACGCGCCATGAAAGCAGAGGCGAGACTGCAAAAGATCATGGCACGCTGTGCAGACTTGCTGGACGAGGATCAGTTCAACGAACTGGACGCGATAGTGCGAGCCACTGTCAGCGCAGACGAGGTGCAGAAATGAAAACGCTGAACGACGTACTAGATGGACTCCCCGATGACCGCCGACAGAGCATTGAACGGCGCGTCAAGGAGTTGATCGCAGAAGAAGCGGCGAGTTACGCCAAGCCATTAGCGGCAGCCGTGCTACTCAAAGCGGCGGTGAACGAGTCCACCAACGAGTGTGACTGTGACAGCCACGGGCACGCCGAGGATTGCCCAGCTTGCTCTCCTGCGCGATGGCTTGTGGATCAACAGATGGAAATCGAGCGGCTTCGCTCTGGCCTGCAACTGATTGCCGACGACAAGAACAGGCTCATGAACGAGGTGGCGCGTCAGACGGCGGCTTCGATACTTGGCGGGAAACCAATCGGTGAGGTTCCTGAGTGGCCGACGCGAGAGGAAGCCGAGAAGCGTGCCGCTGAGTTGATGACAATTGGCCGAGATACGCTTGCGGCGGCGGACAGCGCCCCGGATGTTACCTGTGCTACGCATGGCTGCACCTACCGGGACGGGAAGTGCATTCGATGCTGGGGACGCGACGCGCATAGCAAGGCTATCGACAGCCTGCTAGACGACTGCGCCACCGTATACGGCGGACCTATACAGCCGTTGGACTACTTCGAAGAGGGTATAGCCGACGCGCTCGGCTATTACAACAAAAAGCGGGTGGACATGCCCGGCTTCAACGACTCAGAGAGGTGCGCGATGAGCGGTATCAAATATGAAAAACTGACAGGAAAAGACTTAATCGCAGCATTGCGTGGAGGTGCCGCCGGCGATCTTTTGGAGGACGCAGGGTATGCAGCCGCCGACGAGATTGAGCGGCTGCGCGCAGCACTCAAATCCGTGGGCGACGATTACCCCGGCTCATCCTGCCAGCAATGGTGCTACGAACAAGCCGGAATCTCATTGTCCGAATCCCCCACGGTGCCGCATTGGTTTTGCGCCGAATGTCGCGGTCAGGCCATGACCAGCGACGGGCCAATTATCCACGTTGCTACGTGCAGCCGAAGGTGACTCCATGAAAATCAAGGACGAAGGAACAAGCAACGCGGCGCACTGGCACGAACGCGCCATGAAAGCAGAGGCGAGACTGCAAAAGATCATGGCACGCTGTGCAGACTTGCTGGACGAAGATCAGTTCAACGAACTGGACGCGATAGTGCGAGCCGCTGTCAGCACATCCGGGCCTAAGTGCGAAAGGTGTAGCGACACGGGCTGGATTCAGGGCGACCCGGTTTTTGGAATCTCAGACGAGCCGTGCGGGTGCGCGGAGGCGCGTGACACGCCGCCAGCACTCACTTGTGAGCACCCGGCCTCGCTGCTTCTGCGTTCCGCCGAAACAGGCGAACCCTTGTACTGCGAGCTTTGCGACGACAAGAGCGGTAGGCGTGACGCGGAGCAGTGCGAAGTCGATATACAAGCGCGGCTAGCCGAGGCCGAGGCGCTGCTGCGAGAACTTCAATACAGAGGCAGCGTTATCTTTGAAACGACGGCTCACCATTATTGGGGACCGCATCCTGACCGCATCGCCGCCCACCTTACGCGGGAGGGAAAACCATGAGCGTCAGGCGATTCGGTCTGGCTCTTGCGCCATACAGCGACGATGACAGATATGAAATGCGCCCCGAGCCAGACGGCGACTATGTGCGCAGTGAGGACTACGACGCCCTGCGCGAGGCGGCGGGGAAGGTGACGTGCTGGCGGTGCGAGGGCTTCGGTGAGTTGAAATCACCATACGAGGAAGGGGCCGGGATGGACGACGCCGATCCCTGCCCCGACTGCACCGACCTACGCAAGCTCTTGGAGGTGGGACATGAGTGACATCGTGGAACGTGCGCGATTAGTCCAGCGTGTCAACGCACACTGGTCGGATTCGATTTGTGAGTGCGAGGAATGCACAGAAGAGCGTTTCGGGCTTATCACGCCGCTGGCCGACGAGATCGAATCCCTGCGCTCGCGGCTGGCCGAGGCCGAGGCGCTGCTGCGGGAGGCCCTGCCGTCCGTACAGTCGCACATCCGCAAGCACCGGCGATCATGGGAAGCCGCAATGAAGCGCGGCGACGAGTTCCATACGCGGAAGCATTGCGAACAGATGAATAAAGACCTCGCCCTAGAGTCCCGCATCGACGCCCACCTTGCGAGGCAGCCATGATCACCACCGAAAGTTACGGCTGCGATAAGCACGGCGAGGACGCCTATCAGGGCTGCGCCATGTGTGATCTAGAGGCGCTGCGCAAGGACGCGGAGCGGTATCGGTGGCTGCGCATAGCAGAGAACGGAGTCTCTGTGACTATCGCAGACAATGACGATCCCGAGACTTGGTACGAGTACGACAGCCTTCGGCTTGACGCCGCCATCGACGCCTTCCTCGCACCGGACAGCGCATCCGGGCCTAAGTGCGAACGCTGCGGCGACACGGGATGGATTCAGGGCGACCCGGTTGCTGGGATCTCAGACGAGCCGTGCGGGTGCGAGCATGAATAATTTCTGGGTCAAGGAAGCAGTCAGTATTCTTCGACAGAACGGCTCACGCGAATGTGCGGAGGCTGTAGACGCCCTCGCGGCGCGGCTGGCCGAGGCCGTCGAATTGCTCGCTAGTGCGCGTGGCAAGATCGACACCTTAACGATTCAAGGAAAGGGATGCCAGCGAGACATCGACGCCTTCCTTGCGCGGGAGCGGCCAGGTCCGTGATTGTGACGTTCGCCAAGCTGCAGCGCATGAGCGGGCTGGAACAGCCGGCGGCCGTCGTCGCGCTCCCGCTCGATCAGCTTCGCGGGCTGCCGGAGAACGCCGACTCTTTCGATGAGTACGTCTCGGCGATCTATTTTCTCTGGCAAGGACCGCGACTGCTATATGTCGGTCACTCGCACAGCGTTCAGGCGCGGCTCGTCTCTCATCAGTTAGCCAGGGACGGGCGGCGATCGGGAAAGCCGATACCCTTCAATCGCGCAACCGTGCTGGTATGGCCGCCGCAAGCTCAGTCGCGGATCGTCACCGACAGCCTTCGGGCAGCGGTAACTGCCGCTGAGCGTGCCTACATTCGACACTACCGGCCGCCGTTCAACACGCTGATCCCATGCTGATGCCTCAGTCGGAAATCGAAGCCTTGACCGGCTACGCTCGGTCGTCCGCACAGGTGCGATGGTTGCAACGTCATGGCTGGCGGTTTAGCGTCAACGCCCTCGGCCAGCCGAAAGTCGCCGTGGCCGAGTTCAATAAGCGGATGGTGGGCGGCCGAGCGGCGACGCAGGAACCGAACTGGGGGGCATTGGATGGGCCGCAGGCGCACGCGCGATAGTAAATATTCTCGGCCGTAGTGAATATTCTACGGCTGCGCCCCGGCGCCCAGGCGCTCGGCTGCCTTCCGGTAGAGATCCTGCTTCTTCCCAACCTCGACCTCGAGCCGCCGCCGGTACTCGGCCTCGGTCAGGCCGCCGCGGGCCCGCTCGCGCGACAGCTGGCGGATGTTGCGGTCGATCTCGGTGTTCATGAAGTTGAGCTCGCCAATGACGCGCTTCTTCGCGACGTCGATCGGGTAGCTCCGCACCTTGATACCGACGCTCGACGCGAGGGCCTGCGCCACCGACCCGGATTCGCGGCCGAAAGCATCTTCGCGGCCCGTGCCGGCGCGCATCACGCCCGTCCATGCGTAGGTCTGCAGCTGGTCGAGGTCGATGCCGGGGATCAGGCCGAGGTCGATCACGCGCGGCTCGTCGCCGTCGCGGCCCGCCGGCAGGACGAAATTCGCCGGATTCGGCAGCGGCAGGTTGGGCGAGGCCCACTTGAAAGCGTAGTCGGCGAACTTCGCCGCCCGCTGGCCGGGGGTATCGCTCTCCTTAAATATGGGCTCGCCCGTAAACATGCTCTTGTTGGTGTACGCCTCGAGCGCGAACGCCAGCGGGCCGCCCAGGCTGAGCCAGTTCGGCAGCGGCAGCACCGAATGGGAGCCCATGGTGTCCATCATGTCGCCGGCCGGCACCCATCGGCGCACGTCGAGGAACGTCGGGGCGCCATTGCTGTCGTGCCACGGCAGCCGAACCAGGCGGGGGAACACGCCCAGCACGCGGCCCTGCAGTTCTTCGGGGAGCAGGGCGCGCTCGCGGTCCTCGTCGTCGGTGCCCAAGCCCATCATCGCGTAGGCCATGGCGTTGAGCGCCGCGCCTGCCGTGAAGTATTTGGCGAGCTTCCACGGCTTGCGCGCCGCCGTCTCGATCATCCGCGGGATCGCCCGGTAGCTGAACGCGACGAACGGCAGGGCTGTCCGGCGCAAGGTCTGGATCACCGGGGCGTTGATCTCGTAGTTGAGGAAGGCATCGCGGGCCGCCTTGCCGGCGTCTCGGTCGGACTTCCCGGCCTCGGACTCGCGCATGAACTTCGCGAGGCGGAACACCGAATCCTCGCTCCGGTACAGGTCGATCATCTTCTTGCCGGCCCCCAAGGTCTGCTTGAGGCCCGGTTTCTGCGCGATCGCCTTCGCCGCGTTCTTGATGTCGCCCGCCTTGAGCAGGGACACGATCTGCACCGCCGACAGCTGGCCGAGCAGCGACTCGTCCTCGGTGTTCTCGAGCTCGGCGAGCAGCGGCTTGATGATGTCCTGCTGGATCTCCATGGCATGAAACGAGCCCTGCTCGGCGCCGGAGTCCTCGTAACGCGCGATCAGATCCTTGGCGGCCTCGTCGCCCTGCCTGGCGTTGACGATCGTGCGAAGGGCGCGGGCGATGTCGCGGGCGCGGACCTCGGCGATGTCCGCCAGCACGAAGTTCGACATCACGTTGTTCATGTGAACGGTCGGCGAGAGCGCGGTGTTGTGCGTCGGCACCATGCCAGCGCCGGCCAGGAACAGGTGCGACGGCGACGACACCAGAATGCAGCGCACCGGCACCGACGGGACGGGCGTGACGGCAACGATCTGCCGGGTCTGCGACCGCTGCCGCGTCTCAGGCGGCAGACGCAGGCGGGCAACCTTGCGCGCCAGCTTGAACACCGGCCGGTCGGCGTATGCCTTGAAATGGACCTTCCAGGCAGGGGTAGCCGGCTTGCCATTGCATCGTGTTTCGTGTTGCGTGACCGTCGGCTTGTAGCCGAGCGAGCGCAGCAGTTCGAGAATGCCGTCCTTGATGGCGTCGTCGGTGGTGCAGAACCCGCAGATTCCCTTGTCGGTGATGTGCCCGTCGGAATCCATGAGCCCCATCAGGAGCGCGCGGCGCTGCGCCTCAGAGGCGCGCAGGTAAACAGCCGGGATGCGCTTGTTGTTAATCAGGCCGAGGACGCGCAGCTTCGCTTGGACGGATTCGTGGCGACGTTTGCCATCCAGTTTGCCGTTGACTCCCAGCGCACGCAGTCCGAAGTCGATCGCGGCCGAACGAGGATCGCGGCGAATGGCGCCAATCTCGTACCCGGCCTCCTTGACGTATCCCATGACCTCGTCGGCATCGTCGGCGCCGGTCGTTACCCGCGCGCCGCTCGAATGCCCGTCACCAAGCCACAGGCCGAGGACGTAGGGGTGAATCGGCAGGTCGGCGTCGGGAAGGACCATCGCCCCCGCCACCGGGATCGAATGGTTGTTGTCGCCGCGCGTCGGCTCCTTGAGGGTCGCGAGAATTTCGTGCGTTTCACGGATTCCGGGTGCACCTCGGTAGTGCGTCATCCACAGGTGGCCGCGATCGGCGACGATGCTGGTGCCGTCCGAAAACTCCACCCGGTAGCACTCATGGTTGTGCTGCGTCTCGGTCGCTTGCAAGACCTCGGCTGGCTGGCCGCGTTCATCGAACACGGTGTCGCCGGGCTTCAGGTCGCCCATGGTGGTCCAGCCGGCCGGCGTCGGGATCGGTGTGTCGAGCGCCAGCGCCTTGCTGATCTTCCAGGCCCTCATCACGCTGTCGTGGAACCGCGCGAAGTCGCTTTCGGGCAGCGCCATCGTGTTGCGGATGTCGTTCCACATGACGGCCGGGATTACCTGGCCGGCGAGCTTGCCGTACTTCTTGAGGCCGGGCGTCTTCGGGATGCCGCTTTTCGGCACCTTCACATACTGATCCGGCCGATAGGTCTTGAGCGTCAGGAATCCGTCGCTGGCCTCAACCAGATTCTCCGGGTCGATGCCGGCCGGATCGACACCGTACTCGTCGCCGACCCACGCGAGGAACTTCTGGTTCTCGATGTCGTGGATCGCGTTGAGCATGGTCTTCGCGAAGGCGTAGCGGACTTCCTCGACCTCGCCGAGCCGCTGGCGCTCGTCGGGCGTCAGGTCGCGCCACATGCCGACGACCTCGCCCTGGCCGGGCCGCTGATCCTGCCAGCGGACTTCCCATTCGCCGTCAGCCGTCCAGCCGTCCGGCACCGGGGCGTCGAGTTCGATGTAGCGGACTTCGCGCAAGCCGCCGCGCGGGCCGCGCAGTTCGATGCGCAGCCGCTTGTCGCCGAGCTGGAACTCGCCCAGGCTCGCCGGATCGACGTTGTCGCGGATGCCGCGGCCCTTGTAGTTGTCGGCGCGGATGCTGGCGTTCTTCTTGTGGCGGGCCTTCACCGACTCGCCCTTGGTGGTCATGTGGACCTTGTAGCTGCGGTGCAGGTACGCCATGGCGTTGCGGTCGTAGGAGTCCTGCGTCAGCAGCCCGACCTCGACAGCCTGGCGGCCGAGCTCGTCCACCATTTCCTTCATGCGCTGCATGACTTCCCGGCTGTCCGCGGGCAGCTGGCTCAACAGGTGAGCCTCGAGGTCCGTGTCGGGCTTCTCGTTCATCCACAGGTAGGCGACGCGCGACTGCTCGCGATCGAGGCCGGCGAGCATTTCGACCAGGTTCTTGGTCTTGCGAAGCACCCGGTTCACGGCTGCCTGCTTGTCGATCTTCGCGTCGAGGTACGGCTCGGGGAGCCCGTAGTCGGCGACGAGGCCCTGCTTCACCTTCTCGGGGATCACGGCGCTGCCGGCGCGGATCAGCCGGTCGTACAGCGGCGACGTGATGAGGCGCCCGAACTGCTTGCCGCCCAGGTGCTTGAACGCAGCGTCGATCAGGCCGGTATGGTCGAGCGAGGCGGGGGCGCGCTGGCCGCCGCGGCGGAACACCACGGGCGGATCGTAGTCCTCATTGCCGTCGGCCAGCGCCTCCCACCGGGCGCCGATGGCCTTGGCGATCGCCTTGCCGGCCGAATCGACCCCGCCAACGCTTTCGCGGTTCCACGCACGATGGTAGTTGCGCAGGTTCCGCAGCACGACCTCGTCACTCAGCGACTCGAGCAGCTTACTGAGAGCCGCGTGCTCTGCCGACCCGGCCGGCGCGTCACGCAGCGCCTCGCGGACGGTGCGCTGCCAGTCGGCCCACGTCGGCGGCTTGCGGGTGCCGCTCATCCGCGAGAGGGCTTCGGACAGGAAGTAGCCGAGCCCATCCCACGCGCTGTTTGCCGCCTCGCCGTAGTAGAGATTCGCACCCATGCGAGAGGCCACGGCTTGCTGCCCGCCGCGCGGGCCCCTCGGCCCGCCCTTGGCCGCCGCCCTGGCCGCGTTTGCCACGATGCCGCGGATGTCGGCCTCGCTGAACTTGAGCGTGATGCCGAGCTTGCGTAGCAGGGCCCGCACCCGACCGACGAGGCGATCGACCGCCGGGAACTTGGTGCCGCGCTCGGCCACCAGCGCGATGACCTCGCGGGCGTGCATCTTCGGGGGCAGGTTCGGCTGCGTCTTCGCAACCTCGGCCCACAGGGGCGCGATCGCCGCGCTGTTCTTGGCTGCCAGCACGTCGCCGACCGCGGCCTGTATGTCGCCGTAGAGCTCGACCGCCAGGTGTCCCTCGACCTCATGGCGATACAGCGTCTCGGCCGTCGCCAGATCGGGGATCATCGAGGCGACCAGATACACCTTGTCGTCGCCGAGTCGGTAGTAGCCCTCGGTGTCGGGGAAAATATTGGGATCGCCGACGACGCGGCGCAGGCCCGCAACGTCCTTCACCACATGGACCCGGTCGAACAGCGGTTGCTGCTTGAGCCAGCGGTAGACCTGGGCAACGCTCGCGCCCGTCTGCTCGGCCGGCGCAGCACGGCGGGAGAAGACAGAATCGCCGCGCACACTCAGGGTCGGCATCTCCGGCTGCTCCCGGCCTTCGCGCAGGGCACGCTGGTCAAGCCGGCGGCGCGGCTTCGGCGCCTCGGACGCCGCGCCCTCATCGGGCTCGCCGGGCATGATCTCGGCCAGCGTCTTGCCCAAGCCTGCCTTGCGGATAGCCTTCTTCTGCGCCTCGGTGGCCGCCTTGAGCGATGCGATCTGTTCCGCCGGCACCGACGGAACAGATCGCATCGCTCAAGGCGGCCA